GACTTAGATGAACGTATTACTCACGAGCAAATCTATCTCAGGTTAGTTGAGGTAGAAGCTAAAGTTGATGCAATAGATTCCAATACTAAACAATTGGTAGAAGCATTTGAAGCCCTTCAAGGGGCTTTAAAGGTTCTTAATTGGATAGCTTCTTTGGCTAAACCTATAGCTGTTCTTACAGCTATTGGTGCATTCTTTGCATTAATATGGAACAACGTAACAACACACAAGTGATTGTTACTAGGAACAGAGTTAACCACGCTGCTCTGTAAATCTCAGCGGGAGTTCATTAAAAGAAAGTTGTTATGTTTAATTTTACACACACAGTAGAAGAGTTAAGAGACTTGGTTCAATGTATGGAAGCTCGTATTGCTTCTATGCAAGCTCATGTACAAAAACTTGTACAACAAGCTAATGAGCAGCAACAAGCTGCAAATCCTCCTCAACCTCCTGTTGTTGATGCTCCTGTTGCTCAGTCAACAGACGCACCAGTACAGAACTAACATTAGTTCTAGGATAAACTATGTCCTATAAATCTAGATGGAATAATGGTTCTTGGAACGTTATTTGTGATCAGTGTGGACGTAAGTTTAAAGAAGAACAACTCCAATTACGTTGGGATGGACTTATGGTCTGTCCCCGTGATTGGGAGCCTAGACAACCTCAAGACTTTGTACATGGTGTAGCTGATAAACAAGCTCCACCTTGGGTAAGACCAGAACAGCAAGATATATTCATTGCTGTATGTACACCACTAACCAGTCAGGGTATAGCTGATTATGGTACAGCAGACTGTGCTGTTGCTGATATTGATAGAGGATATCGTCCCGACCCCTATGTTTGTACCCCGACTACCTCACAAGGGTTGGCTGACATAGGAGTGGCGGATTGTTCCAGGGCAGATATAATGAACACATTGTCTGAAGTCCCAATAATCAATTCGTATACACCCATCAATGCTTACCCAGCATTAGCAGGATAAACAATGAGTTCTTCTACCTACACAGTTTCTCGTGATCAAATTATCACCCTAGCTTTAGGTAAGTTGGGTGTGCTTGAGATTGGGGATACTCCTGATACCAACACCATTATCAATGCTTCTATGACTCTTAACCTACTCATTAAACAAATGAGTACCGAAGGATTAAAGTTATGGAAGATATCAGAACTAAACATCCCACTGATTAACAACCAAACAAATTACATACTTGGTGGTTCTACATCTACTTTGATGTACGATGTTCTTTACCCTACAGTTCCTATTACGGATAAACCTTTAAAGATTATCCAAGGATTCTATAGAAACATCCAAGTAACCCCCAACATAGATACACCTGTGATGCTCTTGTCTAAACAAGAGTACAACGTATTGGGTTCTAAATATTCTACTGGTACAGCCAATAGTATTTTCTATGATGTTCGTAACCTCAATGGTATTCTTTATGTATACCTAACTCCAGATTTAAACTCTCAAACCAATCTACAGTTGCATATCATTGCTCAAATGCCTTTGAATGATGTAGCTACAGCCAGTGATATTCCTGACTTTCCTAATGAATGGATGAACTGTTTGGTGTGGAGTTTAGCTGATGAGTTAGCTTTACAGTACGGAGTTCCAATGAACTCTAGACAAGAGATTGCTCAGAGAGCAAATATGTATAGAGAGAAAATGTCTGATTGGGATGTTGAAGCTTACAGTACATTCTTCTCTCCTGACTTTAGGTCTACCAGTACCAATTCATACGGGAGGTAGTCATGGCTACTGAACGTATAGCGTTAACGCAACCTATTGATAGCCGTACTGGTAGCTTTGCTTCAGACGCTTATTCTTCCAACTGTTTCTTTGATTCAAGCAGTGGTAAACGAGAGTTTGTTAAAAGACCTGGTTTGGTTTCTGTTGCTCAAGTTACACCAGTAACTCCACCAGCTACTCTACAGAGTCAAGGGTTAACCCCTTACGCTGGTAACCTTATTGCTGTTATTAATAACACAGCTTATAAAATTAACCCAAGCAACTATGCTGTCACTACTCTTGGTACTCTGTCTGTTTCAACTAGTCAAAGTTACTTTGTCAGGACTTTTCTAGATGCTTACTTGTTTATGCACAACAAAGTTAACGGATACCTTCTTAACCAAGCAGGTGCTCAAGGACCAATAACCAACGATAAAGTATCCAATATCAGCATAGACAATCCAGGACTCAACTACAGTACAGGGATAACTCTTAGCTTCTCTGCTAGTGGTGTTGCTGCTACTGCAACTGTAACCAATGGAAACATTACTGCTGTTAATATAACCAATGCTGGTTCTGGACTAAGTGTTGCTCCAACAATAACCATCAATGTACCTGCTACTGTAACCCCTACAGGTAGTGGTCTACTAGGTGATTTCATTATCACTGTATCCAGTTCTACGGGTATCTATGTAGGTATGCAAGCATCAGGTACTGGCATAGCCAACAATGCTGTTGTAACTAACGTCAATGGCACTACAATCACTCTCAGCATTGCAAACACAGACGTTGTGTCTGGTACTATTACTTTTGCTGATCTAGGCTCTAATGGCGTTTTAACGCCTTCTCTTAATTCTTTCCCTGCTGGTCCTTATGTGTCTGGTGCTGTCTTTTTAGACAACTACATATTTATTGGTACTACAAACAATCGTATCTACAACTCTAACCTGGGTGATCCAACTACTTGGGAAGCTCTTAGCTACATTAGCTTTGAACAAACAGCAGATACATTAGTAGGTATTGTTAAACATCTTAACTACTTAGTAGCTTTTGGAAACAATAGTACTCAGTTCTTCTATGACACAGGTAATGCTGTTGGTTCCCCTTTGGGGTTAGCAGCGTCTTATACCTCTGAGATTGGTTGTGCTAGTGGAGACAGTATTGTTGCTACTAGTAACACTGTTCTGTGGATAGGAACAACCAAAACGTACGGCAAATGTGTGTACACAATGGATGGTGTTTCTGCTGTAAAAGTGTCTACTAGTAACATAGATAGGCATCTAGAAGCAGATGATTTAAGTTATGTAACCGCTTACTGCTATAAGGTAAGTGGTCATACGCTATATATATTGACTCTACACAACACTCAAAAGACATTGGTCTACGACTTGGATGAGAAGCAATGGTACACATGGACTCAGTATGCTATGGCATCCAACACCCAACCTAACCCAGGTACATACTACGAGTCTTATTTTCGTGGTACTTACTATGCAGAAATGAACAACATTCCGTATGTCTTAGATGATGACAATGCTACTTTGTATTACTTTAGTACTACAACTTATCAAGACAATGGACAACCTATTTACTGTAGGTCAGTCACAGACATCAGAGACAATGGAAGTACCAAACGTAAGTTCTATGGTCGATGTGAGATTGTTGGAGACAAAGTTGAAGGTGGTGTGATGCAAATTAGTCACACGGGTAATGACTATGCTTCTTACTCTACACCTCGGTCTGTTGACCTCAATGCTCCTAGAGCACAAGTGTATTTGAGTGGTGCTGACAGACGTAGAGCTTGGCAGTTCCTCTGTACTAGCAATGTTCCCTTGAGGTTAGATGCTGCTGAGATTGATTTTAGGATTGGAGAGATGGATCAAGAACAAGCTGTTGGCAGTGGGACGCAATATAGGAGATAATGTATGGACATTCAATTTTTTGGTGGAGATAAAGATAGCGGTGATGTTTTTGTTGTTGAAACAAAAATTGATGCTGGTTATTTTATTGATTCACACAAACATAAACATGCCCATCTTTCTATACTAGTTTCTGGTATTGCTAACGTTACCATTAACGAAGTGACCACTAGAATGACTGGGTACAAGTTAATTACTATTCCCAAAGATAGCGTTCATACTGTTGCTGCTGTTACAGATGTAATCTGGTTATGTCTGTGGGCTAACGATCAAGTATCAAGTGAAGAAGCAAAAGAAGCTTTAGAGCTTGTTAAATCATTGAATGAAGTAGGAGTATAAAATGCCTTTAGCTACCATAGGTTCTGTTTTAAGTATTGCTGGAGGAATTAACTCCCTTACAGGTGGGGGAGTAAGTAGTCTTTTGGGTATTGGTCCTGGTGCTAGTACTAGCCAAGGTCAAGCTCAACAAATGGCTGATCCATTCTCTTCTTACAGGGCTAATTTAGCATCTATGTATAGCGGTGCTTTACAGCCTGGTGCTCCTAGTAACATTCAAGCTATGCCAGGGTTTAGTCAATTTCAAACTGGTGTGTTAAACCCTGCTTTACAAGCATCTCAATCTGCTGCTGCTAGTACTGGTCAATTGTATTCAGGTGCTGAGTCTGCTCAGTTACAAAACATAGGTCAAAAAGGATACTATGGTTTTATGACTGATTACTTGAATCGTTTAGCTCAAGGTTCTGGTGCTACTGCTAATCCAGCTCAAGCTGCTGGTATAGGGTTAGCTCAAGGTGCTTCTAATCAACAAGGATTTAGTCAAGGTCTTGGTAGTCTTGCTACTGGTTTACAAGGATTTGCTGGTCAAACTAACACTATGGGCAATCAAGTTTATAACCCAGTATTAAGCAATGCTAATACCCAATATGGCATGGGAGCAGGTAGTCTGTTAAGTGGTACTGGTGGAATTGCTGATTAAGGAACAATCATGGCCTACTTAATGTCAGATGTAGCTGCGGGTAGTGATGCCGCTTTAAGACTACAACAAAATATGGCTGCTGCACCTTATGTGCAACAGGAGACTGCTGCTGCGGCTGAAGAAACACAACTTAAGTTACAACAAGATCGTCTTAAAGCTCAGTATGCTCCCCAAGAAGCAGCTCTTAAATTACAACAAGACTTGCAAACAGCAGAGACAACTCGTCTTGCAAACTTAGTTGCTTCTACTAGTTACAAAGCAGACAATGAATCCAATACCAAATTAATAGCCTGGTACAAATCTCCAGAAGGACAAAAATCTACTGATGCTGAAAAGATTAGAAAAGCTGCTGCTCTTAAAGGAGAAGTTGGACTAATAAAAGAACAATCAGCATTACTTAAAGA